ATAAAGAGGTTATCCATGATCGGATAGATCGGCGTCGCAAGACGCGCAAAGCCGGTCATGGAGAGGTTGAAGGTGTCGCCCGGTAGCACTTCATCGACGAAGATCGGCACAAGGTTCGCCGCATCAAACGTCGTCTTGTAGCCGTGCGAACGGTCGAACGAAGAGCGCGGAATCTCCGCGCGTGGCACCTGTGAAAACTGATGCGTCATTACTGATTTCATTAGTTGGTTCCTCCGAAGTTAATTACTTTCTGAGTGGCGAGGGAGTTGGCGGCGTCAAGAGTGTCGAGCGGCTTTTTGAATTCCAAGCCATTGCCGAGAGAGCGCGCGTTGTCAGAGGTGATAGCGGCCGATGAGTCATCAAAGCGGCCGATATGAAAGAGCGTGTAGTCCTGCGGGTTCTGCCCGAACTGATGCGAGCTGCTGTTGATACAGTCAGCGAAGGCGCGCATTGCCATAGCCTTATTAGGCAGGAAGAAAGGCGTGATATAGGCGTCCGCCTTAGCGTCGAAGATCGAGAAGATTTCAAGATTCATTTTCAAGATTCCTTTTGAGCATCGAGAGCGATGCTTTTTTTACGGTTTCTTTGGCGACCAGCCGGTGCTCGGCAGTTTCGCCTATGCGTTTTTGAGTTTTTGCGCGCGAGGCGCGCTTGCGCTTTATTTTGTTGTGAAGTTTGAGATCCTTTTGTTTGAGTACATCGAGGTAGTAGCGGGGAGTTTTTCCCTCTTTGCCGTCCGGCAGGACGACGGAGTCGTGCGGGAATACATCCCCGGAGTATTGGTCTAGCCATGTCCTTCCGATACCAGGCCGACGCGACATGGTTGCGTATTCGGGCTGGAGATAGATGATTTCTCCGGTGTCGGGGTCCACGCGCCGATAGTGTTCCTTGGCGCGATCCCCGTTAATTTTCTTCATGACGTAGCGGGCGGTGTAATTACAGGATTGCAACGAGACGTTGCCAATCGTGTTGTTTTCGCCATGGCCCCAAAGTTTATCCAGCGTTTCAGAGGTGTAGATTTTGTGCCCTAGCGGGGTTTTTTTGTACACCTTCATATCGCTGAATTGGTGGCCGAAGATTATGGCGTGGTAGTGGGGACGCTGGGTGCGTTCCCCATATTCGCCCGCGTGGAAGAAGCGGATTTTTGTTGGTGCTATCGCAAAGCGATAGCGTTTCATGAAGTCCTGAAAGTGTTTAGGCACCAATGTGCCGTTTTCAGGTAGATGCTCCGGAGAATAGGTCAAGGTGAGGAACATGGAATCCTCGTGCATGTGCCGTTCATGCATGAGCCTAATGGCCCATGAGTTTGCTTTGTCGATACGGCACCCGATGCATTGACCACAGGGAAGGGTGATTGCTTCCCCCGAATGGGATGTGCGCTTGAAATGCACACCCTCTCCGGGGGTAAGCGAGCGGAAGGCATGGATAGGGTAGTAGCAGGCCATCAGAGCCGGATGCCGCCCCTCATGGGGGTGGCCCGGTGATTGATGGACTGAGTACGGGAAGCGGTCTTGGAAAAGAGCCGCTTGGACGTTGAACGATTCATTCGCTGGCGCTTCATAGGAAGTTTCCTTCGTGTGTTTAGGGACTGAGATCGGTACCGAGAGTACCGAGTTGATGTCAGTCCGTCTATAGACACCAAGAGGGGATAGACGGACTGGAAGAGGGGACCCCCCAAGAGGGGTCCCCGTTTTGCGATGCACAAGTGCATCTAGGAGCCACGTGGAGAGGCTCTAGGAGGCCGACGCGGCGGGGGGCGGCTGGAGGTCGGATGGGGCCGTGTCGGGCTTGGCGAGGCCTAGGAGCTTGGCCTCGGAGAGATTGGCGGGATTCTCACAGAATGAGAGGAACTGCGCCGGATCGTTAGCGAAGCGATTGCGAACATTGGACGGCAGCGCGTCGAAGACAGTCTGCGCCTGTTTGACGATTTCGAGAGCTTCGCGGAAGTCGTGCGAGGGAACCTCGCCGTACTGAGCCTGATATTTGTTGATGTGTTCCAACATCCCGGTTTTCTGATAGTTGCGCAGGATGAAGTTGATGTCACATTCCTGCTTGGCCGACTGGACGGTACGGGATGGTTCATCGTTGACGATGGAAACCCGCTTGCGCGGGATGACGTTGCGGACAACGGTGAAAGATGACTTAGCCATAATGATTATTCCTTTATTGAGCCGAGAATGAGTTTGAGCCAAGGGAGAAATTCGCGGAGAGCAGGGACAGACCCTGCTTCAGCCCAGAATTTACTTTGGGCCTCCGCTTCATTAAGGCCTAGTTCCTGCAAACGGTTAACCGTTGCTTGATAGGCCCACATGAGAGGATTCAGAGTTTCCTTATTGGTGTTATCGAGCCGCATGCCATGCAGCTCTAGTTTGATGCGCTCCGCGAGGTTTTCAGCTTGTTCAACGCCAGCTTTTGCGGCCGCGCTTACGCTGGCCGCTTCATTAATGGCGTTTGGTTCCCAGTAAGGCGCATTCGCCTGTTTTTTCTGGTTATCAAGCATCACGCCGGTTGTTTCGGCGTTGGTTTTCGCGGTTTGCGCTTTTACATTTTCGATTGCGGTTATGACTTGGCGAGCTTGTGCGGCGCTGGCCTGACCAGCCGATGCGCCGCGAATTGCAGACTCGCCGACGTTTTCCACCTGGGGCATTGCGCCTGGTGGTGAAGATGCTCCGCCCAGTTTGGCGGAGAGGATAGGATTAAGGCCCGCAGAGCGTAGGTCCTTGACCTCGCGCTGGTGGGCCGTATTGGACATTCGCTCTTGCCATTCGCGCTGTTTACGAGCTTCAGCAGCTCGGGCGGCATTGGCGGAAGAACCGCCAAGGAGACCGCCTATTGCGCCGACTGCGGCGGCGCCCACTTGCCAGTAGGGCATTTGAATCGCTCCTGATATTGATGAATGTAGTAGTCGGTGAGCGAGGCTAGTTCGAGAGCGGAGCGCTTACGCGCTCCCTCCCGAGTGTTGCCGGGGTGCTCATTGATCGACACTAGGCCTGCATAAAGCAGGAGCCATACGGTCGACGTTTCCAATTGCGAGCTCCTTTAGCTTTTGAGCCGTTGGATTAGAAGTGGTCGATGAGTCCGGGGACTCCGTACACCGGCATTGGACGGGCGCAGCGGAGCTTAAAGTAGCTATCGAACAAGAAGTGAGGCTCATCAGGCACAGCAATAACACGGTCCACCGGAGGCTGGCCGAGAATGAAAGTGCCGTTGAGCGTAGGCCGCGTTGCGAAGTCATCTGCCAAGTGCCACGCGTCGAGCGACTGTGGATGGGAAGAACGGAAAAGTCCCGTAATGCGGGAGGGCTTGTAACGGTATTCGGCATAACGTTCCTGATAGCCGAAAACGTCTTCATCTCCTGCTGTGCCATCGCAGTAAATCTCCTTAGAGAGCACGGCTTGTTCGCCGATATGAGAGAGAGCCGGCCAGTAATAGTCGTACCTCGTAGAGCGCGACCACATACGGTCCAGCCCCTGCTGGTACGTGAGGTCGGCACGTACATTGATGAGGCCGATAATGTAGCCGTGTTCCGTGAATGACTGAGTGAAGCCATGATTACGGAGAGTCGCCGTCCCGATCGCTGCGAGGTTGCCCTGCGGAGTGCTATCGGTAACGGTCGAAGAGGTCTGCGCCACAGGCGAGACGATGACGGGGGAGCTTCCGCCCCCGAGATATTCCGGGCGCTGCAAACGAGCGTCCGGAGAGGTTACGCCAAAGTGAGACCGAACAATTTCGGTGTAGCGCGTACCGCCACGGGCGTCGCGCTCAAGCAGTTTCTGGATCTGGAAGGCCTGCCGCAGCTGATTGATGGTCGCGGCCGTGGCTTCCGAAAGGTCTGCATAGACGTCGGGAATACCGTTGTTCGGCTGTGCAGCCTGCAAATAGAGTCCGGTGGTTCCTTCGAACTGGTTGGCGTTGGTATAGGTGACGACAGAGCCGTCACTTTGTTTGACGTCGGTGACTGCCGCACCGAACGTAGAGAGCTTGGAGCCGATGCCGAGTACATCGGCCCGGCCACCAAGGGGAATTGAGACAGAGTCGCCTTTCTGTGGCCAAGGCAGGCAAGAGGTGAAGTAGTCATGCCGCTTACCGCGGCGGAGTAGCAAATAATCCGTTATAGCGTCCGGCCCATCATCGGTATTGACCTTGGCAGGGTTATTTAAATTCTGATCGCGGAACCATTCGTTCCAGATCAG